TTGATGGTTTGATAGGACCACTATTTCGTTTGTGGTTTGACCATCTGGTCCTTTAACCTTTAAAAATTGACACTCTAAATCATCTGAAAGATAGTTTTTAAGGTAAGTTCTACTTTAGATGTACATTGTGGGTGATGTAAGCATATTTACTTCTAATGGTGACCAAGACCTGCGGTGCTCACCGGTTCTTCTACACAATAATGGTGACCAAGACCTGCGGTGCTCACCGGTTCTTCTACACAATAATGGTGACCAAGACCTGCGGTGCTCACCGGTTCTTAAAATAAAAAGTATAAATTTCGAATTAGCAACATGGTATTAATTGATGTAACCAAGCTGTTTTAATTTTAGATGCAAAAACGGTCCTATATCGCTTAATTTTATGGTGTATGGAACCTCTATTAAATTTATACCGTTTTCTTGGCACATTCGTCTTTTAAGCTCGTCTCGATATTTTTGGTTGGTAGAAGCTTCAACATTTTTATGAAAGAAGGATGTAAATTTATAATGTTGTTGACCATTATATTCTACTCCTAATTTTAAGGCTTCGTTGAAGCAGTCAATTTCTAAATTGTTTCCCGTAACTGGATTTTTTAAAAAGTCGGGTCTAGCCTTTGGAAACGGAGACTGAAATATGGTTTCTAGAAACCTTCTACATTCGATTTCCCCGCTAGATTCAGATTTGTTTTCAAGAGGTCTTGTTTGACCTTTAAATATATAAATATTATTCAAGTTTAAATTTTTGGTCCATCTACCCTTTTGTCTGGTTAACTTTCGATGTATGAAAACCAACACCAGTAAACCGATACAACCAAATAGTAAGGCGTACAAGTACCACGTATCATCAGCACTTTGGAACCACTTTCCAAATATTGAAGAGGGTTTAATTTTACCCTTTCTTTTAGATATGGAATCTTCTAGGTTTTTTCCACCATTAACGTGTCTAGTTTCTCGAAACACGTATTTTTTGCTGGTACTCATCTTTATTATATCCATTTCGGTCCATAGGACCGAAAGGTAAACACCTTTCATATCGAGCATCAAGCGGGTATTAGAGTCGAATATGGTACAATTTGTCCTAAAATGCAGAAAATTGATTAAAATTAAAATAAAATAGTTAAAATAATAAATACAATGGCTTCTAAACTATCAATGTTGAGAGGAGAAGAGAGAGATAACTATACCAATCACTACGATTCTGATAGTGATTACGAAGAAGAATTTTACGACAACTACGAACCATACGAAGAGGACTTTGACGACACCAATGGAGAGGACTACCAACCAGAAAAGGAGGAAGAATACAGGCCAAGCATCACCAAACAAAGGGTTCCAAAAATTAAACCTTTTCCTTGGATGAATAGCCCCACAAAAAGTACCGAAACATCGCCAACTCTTGCAAAACCAAAAACATGGTGGGATAAAACCAACACCGTTGGCGACACTAATCGGTTGGTAAACGGGGTTTTAAATTATGCTGCCTTACTACCACCACCACAGAAAAAGGAAGTAGTTGAGGTTAAACAACAACCTAAACCCAAAAAACAAAAGAAAACAAAATCAGCTCAACCACAACCTAAACCAACCGTTCCATCTGAAAAGGTTAAACAACAACCACAAAATGGTGTACCATCTAAACCAACCCGTTTCTGTTTGTCTGTACTTAAAAAGGTTAAATGCTTCCATGGAAAACAATGTCGCTTCGCTCATGACTATTCCGACCTTAAAGAATGCAACTTTGGAGAAAAATGCAAAAAAATTAAAGTGGTAAAAGTAAACCCCGATGGTACCTTGGAAATTGAAAATAAAAATGATGCTGGATGCAATTTTAAACATGCCAAGGAATCAAAGAACTCTTATTTAAAGAGAGTTCCACAACAACATACATCTCCTAAAAAATAATGGTTTCACCAACCTTTTCACTTCCCTATTTTTCCTTCCCTATTTTTCCTTCCCTATTTTTCCTTTTATACCCAAAAGGGTATCAAAGGAACAAGGTTAACTTTATATAAAGTTAAAATAAGCATTAGTATACTATTTTATATTTAAATTGTCCATCGTCTATTTCAACCTTAGAACTGGTCCAACCTGTAAATATTTTGATTTGATTCCATAGATCTTTTTTATTACCATGAGTCGTGTTTGATAGTCGACTCATTAGATCTTTTCTCTGTACAACAACTGGTTCATCTGTATTACGATCACGTTGTTCCTTTAATGTAAGTAAAATATCATCAAAAGCATCTCTTATAGATTCGCTTTCTTCCTCCTCAAGATCTATAGTTTCTGTGTGGTCACCAATATGATATGTTAATTTTTTAATATCTAGAGGAACAGGGTCGGGATCCTCTTCATCTAAGCTTTCAAGACTGCGACGTGCTGCTCTTACACTTCAGAGACATTTACGTGGTGCTTTCGGAAGAGAAGTTGCTGCTGCGTTGAGAGAAATGAGTCTTCTCATAAATTTGTTGATACGTTGTGCTTTCAATTCAGCCTTTCTTCTAGCCTCAAGTTCAACCATAGCTTGTTTTTCTGCTTGTTTAACTTTCTCTTCCACCTCTTTTATTTTACTATCTTTTATGGATAACCGAGCCACCGCGTCGGCAAGTTGAGATTCAACTTGATAAGAACCATACTTTCGAATACTTGGAAGTATAGTTTTACACACCAAACGTTTAAATTCCTTTGCAAAAGGTGCTTTTGAGGATAGAATCAAAGAATACAAGCCTGTTTCATTTAAATAAAGAAGTTGACCTTCTCTAAATGAAAAAATTTTATGGCCTATTTGAACCTCACCGTGGGGGGGGTAAATTACCCCCCCCACGGTGAGGTTATTTTTATCCACAATTTCTGAAAAATTAGAACGGTCCTCTTCTTCGGTGAATTTTTTTATCGCATCTTTAGAGTCTTTGTAACCTAAAATATCACATACATCTTTACCACAAAAATATGGATCGTTAATTGTTCCACCCAATTTAACTTTATGGTCTTTACCACCAATGTTAATAGTCATATATTCACGGCAATTATTTAAATCGATTAAAGCATTCATCCTTTATTATATACAAAATGAAATTTAATGGTTAAAAAATATTCAATATAATAAAGATGAAGTTAACTTTGAAAAACTTTAGATGTTATACCAATCAGACCTTTGAGTTTGATGACGATGAAATAACGCTAATTAGTGGTCCAAGTGGCCGCGGAAAAACAACAATTTTAATAGCAATTCAGTTTGCTCTTTATGGAGCGACAAAGCATAAATATTTGGTTTCTTTTAATAAGACTAGTTGTGAGGTTGAGATAGAATATAAAAATTTTAAGATTAAAAGAACCAAAAGACCAAATATTTTAAACGTAACACACGCTGGTAGTTTTTATGAAGACAAAGAAGCACAAGTTATCATTAACAAATATTTTGGCATTGCAAATTCTTCAATGTTCTTTCTGGATCTTTCTCACCTTGAAAAAATGACATTTTTACAAACTATCGTAAACAATAATTATGATGTTGATAGCCTTAAGCTAAAGGTAAAAAATTCAATATCGAATTTAAATAGGGAACTGGCCACATTAGATGGACAAATTTCAAATACCAAAAATATGCTTGAAATTATCCAAAAACCAGATATCGTCGAAAAACCAGATGGAGATGGTATACCCGAAGCTCTAAAAAAGATGAATTTGGAAGAGTTTGAATTAAAGAAGAGTACTACCGCAACTAGTATCGAAGAAGAAGGTAAAAAAATTAAAACTTATAATGATATTTTCAACCATATAAAAATAGCCGAGGAAGAAATTAAAAATTTAGGTCAAACAGATACTTTGAATAATAAAAATTCTCAAATAAACGATTTAAGGAAGAAGTTAGACCGTACAAACACTACAATTCAAAATATTTTAAAAATCAAAGAAAAGGTTCTTTTATCCAAAGAATTGGAAAAGGAATTGGAAAAGTATTCAGGGGTATCTGAAAAGGACGAAATAACCTTAAAAAAACAACTTGATGAGTTGAACAAAGAAATAAAAATATGTGAAGATAACGTGGTCTTACAGGCCTTTAAAAGCAAGGAAATTGAGTATATGGACACTCTCTCCCAAGAAAAAATACACTGGGGAGAGGCTAAAACCACCATTCAAAATAAAATTAGCGGAATGGGTTCTGTTGACCACTCCAAGTTGCCGGAATTAGAAAATATTTTATTTAAACTAAAGGAGGCTGAAACCTTTAATTCAAAATATGATAGACTTGTTATCGAAGGTGATATTCAAGCATTAAAGTCTCAATTTTATAAATCTTTTAAATGTGCGAGGTGCGAGTGTATTTTAACCATAAACATGGACACAATGGAGTTGGAAGAAGGCGGTGATAGCTTTGAAAATAAGACGATAAAAAAAAATTTCGAAACGGTGAAAAAAAACATACAAAAACAGGAAAAAATTTTGACCACTCTAATTCAAAACGAAGAGTACACTCTCTCTTACAATAAAGAAGAAATTGTGGATAAAATTAACTTTATCAAACGATACCTTATGCTAGTTGAAGAATTGAGAAAAATAGGTTCCTTTAAACCTTCAGCTAGTTTAACGAAGCTTGAGAAAAATTTAGAAAAATTAAGGTTGGAGATACCAGAAGAAAAATGCGATCTTTCGGTGATCAAAGATGTAAACGTTTTAAAGGATGAAAAGAGAGATTTAACCATAAAATTAAATTCTGTTCGTCAACAGTTAAAGGTTAAAAATGACTTGCAAACTAAAATTCAAAATACTCCAAATTATGATGAAGATGAACTTTTACACAATCAGGAAAAAATTTGCGCTTTAAACAAAGCTTTAATGGAATATATGATTGATGTAGAAAAAATTAAACAAAAATGTTGTATTGTGGACAAAATTAAGGCTTTAGAGATGGATTTGAAAAAGCTTAATTATAATGCTGAAACACTACCCGAGCTAGAACAGTTTATAAAAGATGTCGATTTAGGGATAAAATACATGCACAATTTTGAAATGTATAAAAATTTCCACACCCAATTAAAAAAATATAAAAGGATCAAAGATACCTTAAAAGAACTCGTATCCGAAAAAACTAAAGTGGAACAAACATACCTTAAAACTCTTCTTTTCAAACAAAAAATAATTGAGGCTGAACACGAGTCTTTAAAAGGTATAGTAAATGTGATCAATACACACCTTCAAATTCTATTGGAAGACTTCTTCTCTGAAAGCTTTGGAGACCCTATACAAATTCATTTGGAACTTATAAGTGACAAAAGACCACAAGTTAACGTTGTTATAAACTACAAGGGTAACGCTGTCGACTACAAGTCTCTTAGTACGGGAGAGTACGCCCGAGTCAAATTAGCGTTCGATTTAACCTTTAAAGAAATACTCGGTGAGTCTATCATCATGTTGGATGAATGCACTGCTAATTTAGACCAGGATTTAAGTACTAAAATTTTTAACAAGATACGAGGTACTTTTCCAGCAAAAACTATACTAGTTGTGGCTCATCAGGTAGTCACTGGTACTTTTGATCGCATTGTTAGACTATAATTTTTTAATGCTTATTTAAAGCATTAAAAATGTTTTAGCGTTTAAATCTAGTTATTATCCAAAAAATAATGGTACTCACTCCTATAAATGTTAAAAAAATAATAAACGGATCTTTCGAGGTTTTAGTAACTATTATATAATATACTAGCCCATAAAATAATACTTTTTTTCTATGATAAACCAAATAAAAATTATAATGGATGATATTAACCACTTGTATTCATCTTTTAGTTTAAGGACGTTAACAACCCAAACAGATACTAAAAAGAAACAATATAAAACGGTAGTAAAAATATACCATCGTAAATATTGTTGTAATCTGATGGGCCTGAAACACCACCAAATTGTAAAAAATAACCAGTAAATAAACCATTTATTTACTGGTTATTTTTAGTCTCTACCACCGATAACTCTTTCGGTCCCACGGATCTGAAAAGGGATAGGTATCCGCGCTTGTCTTCGTACAAAATATTTTTTAATGCCTGTTTAAAGCATTAAAAATTAACGGTATTTCAAATTTAGCTCTGGTTTAAATTTTGATATGACTTCTTTCAACCATCTCCAACCGTCTATTCGATTAAAGTTGAAAGGTACCTGTTCAAATAATTCTGTTCTCTTAACTTCTTTTGTGGTCGGTTCTAAGGTATTCAGGTACACTTTAATTTTATGCTTAAATTGTTCTTCGATCGTACTTTCGATAGTAATACTACTCGGAACACCATCCACTATTCTGGTTATGGTAGCCGATGTACCTTGGTATGGTGGAGGTATAACAGGTCTAAGTTTATGTTTGTTTAGGTTCGAAATGAGCACATCCAACTCTTTATTAAACTCTTCGATTTCGTCTTCGTAGTGTTCGCATATCCACTCCACGTATCTTCTTAGATCCGAGTAGTGCAGCACGTATATCTCTTTATTCTTACGTTCTCTAAATCTACCCAAAACGTCCTCTATACGCTTCTCGGCAGCCCTAAAATTCGCCACTTTAAATATGTCCGAATAGTACCATTCGTCGTCAACTGAAGATCTACCATTGTAACCTGAAAATCTAGGCTTTAGTTTCTCCATACCTTCAACTCCTCCAACTTTGTAACGATTATGACCTGCATAAGCTTTCGAAGTAGATATATAAATTACGTCGTTTAAAGGTCTCTTTTGATCACTAATAGCTAAATCTTTAAGAGTAAGAGCGTATTGTTTGTACTCTTCAGCCTCCCGTTTGGCATGTTCTAGCCTTTCTTGGAGTTCTTCTTCGGATTTTTCTTTTATGGCCAATTTCTCCATCGCTAAAGATAGTTGGTTTTCAACTTGATAAGAACCATACTTACGGATATTTGGAAGAATGGTTTCGTAAACCATATCTTGGAACTCTTCAGCAAACGGAGCATCGCTATTCATAATAAGACTGTATAAACCAGGTTCGTTGATGTACACCGCTTTACCTTCGTTATAAGTTAATGGTTTAAGAGAACCTAAATAGGTGGATGTCGAATCGACATCCACCTCCTTAACCTTTTCAGACCCAATGTCCCAGGGGCCAAAGGCCCTTGGTCAATTGGGACCTTGAAAGGGTCACCTTTCGGTCCCATGGGACCGAAAGGGTTAAGACTTTTAAGCTCATTTTTATGTTTAGGTTTAACATGTTTTTGTAAAGCTTGTTTGATATCTTTGTATCCCAACACTTCACACACGTCCCTACCACAAAAGTACGGATCGTCTATAGTCCCACATAGTCTAATACGGTGGTCTCTGCCACCCATATTAATAGTTAAGTATTTGCGACACTTGGTAAGGTCAATTAAGGCATTCATCTTTATTTTATACATTTCGGAAAATTTAATTTTCATTTTTTGAAAATATTTTTTAATGCTTTAGATAAGCATTAAAAAATCTAACCTCTCATAACGTTAATGTCACCAGACCTTTCGATAGCCACGGCATTCTGTGGTACCATACCCATGGTCGAGAACACACCTGCGTTGTTGGCTGTTATCTGAGGTGTGCTTGGAAACAACCCCATATTAGTCGCCGTCATATACTGTGGCACCATTCCTGTCGCAGCGAAACCTTGAACTATGTTTGAACCTTGGGGGGCTGCACTCATAAACTTCATTAGGTTAGCGTCGGATGTATCCATACCGCTTGTCATACCACTACTAGAGTCCATTGGAGTCCTCATAAACGCTCCCATGTTGGCTGAAAGGCCATCTTGACCACTAAAATTCATACCGCCAAATGTTTGGAGTGCGTTACCAGCTGAAGCGGACATCAGCAGTGACAGTTGATTGTTTGTTTCATTGTCGAAACCACCCATAACTTGCATAGCTCCTTCTTTAAGGTCAATATGAGGTTGTACGGATGGTCTAAACCAATCAGAGTTATGTGGGATAATGGGTAAGTCACCTCGAATTGGATCACCGTGTTCTCTTAGTCGAGAGCGCTTATTGGAGAACATGAACCTGTCATAGGTAACGGGTTGAACAATGTCTCCTTCTCCCGTAGTTAAAAGCCCATCGTTTGCAAAAGGTGTATTTGACCTGTAGGCGAGAAGACCCTCAGCCGGTAAGTTGTACTGAATCTGGGAACCATACTGCACGCTGGCAGATCTCGGCGCTACCAAAGACTGATATGTGCCTGGAACGGACCAAAATTCCCCTTTATGAGCGAAATCTTCGTTGGGTGCTGCCACTCTGTCGACTTTATAAGTCATAGATGGTAAAAAATTTTCCTTAATACTTTTTTTCTTGCTGGTTGAAAGTAGGTAACCCATTAGACCTACGATCATACCAAATAATAGAGCAAGACTGCGTTCAATCATATTTATTACCTGTTGTATCATATAGAAAATGAGAGGAGTCGGGTAGAATCTGAAAGTCTCTCGTGGATTTAAAACTTGTAATGATTTGACCCGAGTAGTCGAAAACGAGTACCGTGAGTGCGACTAAAAGTCAGGGAACAGAGATATAGATTATGTAGTTGAATGAGTCGGATTTGCCTCGAACCCATACTTTTTGGGGGTAGACTCTCAGATTTTGAGAGGAGTCGAGTAAAAGTAAGAATGAGTGTCGTCTCTCACTCAACTCTCACTTTTCAATTTGAGACTTGAAAATAGACATGGCGAAAACTCTTAGTTTTATGGTTAAAATTTCATTTATGGATAAACTACCAAGTCTGCTTTGATTTGACCCGAGTAGTCGAAAACGAGTACTGCGAGTGTGACTCTAAAAGTCGGAAATCAGAAAGAATTTTAATGAATTTTTTCCAAGGGTATACCCTTCGGAAAATGTTCAATTTTCATTTCAGTGGAAGAAAGAACCATTAAAATGAAATATGGGATTAATCCACTATTTTATTTTTAATGGTTAAAACGACCATAAATTTAAAAAAAGAAGAAATGGGTTTGGTTTTTTAAAAAATAAAAATGTGGCAAAAATTGATATGGGTTTTTATTATACTTATCGACAACAAATTCAAGCGAAGGACTTTTTAATCATATTTGACTCGAAAAGTCCAATATCTTAAAAATTTTTAAAGCTTCTAAAAGCTTTAAAAATTGATTCGAAATAGGGTTAGTAGTAACCACCGAGTTCACGATAAGGTGAATTATTAGCATACATCATACCCGACTGACACTGTCTGTTGTGCTGCTTACTTTGAGCCTGCGCTTGTTGATAGCTATCGTAGGTACAAATTCCACCAGGTTTAACATATGATGATAGTTGTTGGCCAAACGTACCACCGGTGTTGTGAAGATTTCTCATGAACTGGTGTGATTGTTGGGCACCTTGAAACCTTTCATCATACAACCATTCTCCTGTGATACCTTCCATAGACAGATTGATGTATGGGATATATTGTGGTCTAGACACCTCATTTTCTACATGAAGTCTGTCTAGAGCACTGTTACAACCGGCACTTTTGGTGTTGAAACTGTCTGGGCAAACTGGTCTGCCAGCAAGGTCAAAACCCGTCCACAAAGGGCAAGTTTTTTCCGAAGCCGGACCTATAATACGATGTGATTCGAGCCTATTGGCCCATTCTGGGTTAACCTTACACGTGCGTAAAGCTGATTCTAAAGATATAGCTCCTGCGGACATTTATTTACTCATTTTTAAAAGTGGATTTGATACTACTAGTAGTGCTTAAAAGTATAGGTCGATTTTCAACCCTTCCAACCCCCCCCCTCTAGGGGGGGGTTAACTTTGGAGAGCGGATACCATAAATCTTGGAACCAATCCGATGTTATATCTATGGTTAACTTCTCCTTGGAAATAAAGGAGAAAATATCCAAGAGTCCAGAGTTGTTCTCAAATTTAATGGTGCAGATAGCCTTATTTATTGCGTCTCTCAAAATTTTTTTATTTTTATCCTTTCGAGAACCATTAAGTAGGTCCATTATTCCTGGTTCTGAAAGGACCACAAGGCGTCCATCGTGATAAGACAACGTTTCAAGGTCGACTCCGCCTAACGAAGTGGGAGGTTTCAAACATCCCAACCAAGAGGGTGGGATTACAGTATTATTTTGTTCTTCTAATAAATTTTTAAGATTCGTTTTGTGGTCTTCTGAAACCATCTTTTGTAGACTGTCTTTAATGTTCTCAAGTTCCATAATTTCGCATATATCTTTTCCGCAAAAGTGGGGATCGGATGGGTGTCCGAAAACTCTTATAATTTTTTCTTGGCCGTCTTGAATGGTGACGGTAACAGTAGTAGTGGTAGTGATTGTACTCATATTTATATTCTATTTTTTTCTTACTATTTTTTAATGCTTTCTAAAAAGCATTAAAAAAATTATAAATTTTCGTAAAATCTAATGGTTTCAATATCCACAACTTTATTTGTATAATTTTCATCAAAAAGTATGGTAAAATTGTCCATATAAAATTTTCTATCCTCTTCAAGCATTTTAAATGGTCCTCTATTCCTTAAAACTTCCATTACTAGCGTAGCGTAGTAAGAATAGTCTGGAAATTGAGCTGGTAAATTTTTCATTTGTGTGGTTAAATCGTCCACACTAACATTCGAGTCTAAAAATAGACTTCTGGATGGTTTTATACCAAAATTTAAAACATCTTTTTTTTGTGGTTCTAAAGAACCACCTAAAACATTAAAAGGTTCTCTGGTTTTTTTGTTTAGTTGAGTGGTATAAAACTCCAATATAAACTTTTCAATTTTATTATACTCGGTTAGGACACTTTTAACCTGCTTTTCGGTTAATTTATTTTGAGTGGCAAATTCCATAAATTCCATTTTTGGTATTATTAGACCATTAAACATCTTTTGGGCGATCATAATTGTTGTAAATCTATTGCTTGCTTGGGGCATTGGATTTTTATAAATACGTCTGGGTACTTCAAGGTAGGAATTGATCCTATCTTCCAACTCTATACCAAACGCCACATCGGCGATCTGTCTGGGATTGGATGACCACACGTTTAAAGTGAGATCAGACCTTCCAAATGCAATTTTATATTTCCGGGTTAATGGTGTTAAATACTTGAAAAATTCTTCAAATACGGTCTTGCTCTTTCCGCTCTCAAGCTTGATATCCTCCACGAGAGTATTCCCAAATTTTTTATTTTTTGAAATAAAATTTTTTAGTTCAAAGATGTTTTTGACCTTTTCTTTACTTAGAAAATTTACAATATACAAAAGGTCTTGAGGATCCACATTTTCAACATTTGCTTTCCTCAAGATGAGTTCGTTAATGGTTGAAACTAACATTGTTATTAGATCAATATTTTTATTAATTTTAAATGGATCGATTATACCATAATGAACATTATTGTATACGACGTGACTCTTTCCATAGTCTACAATTATAGGGATATACTTGGTCTTTATTTTGTAGACAATTTCTTGGCCGTTATCAGCCCTTAAAAAATACTCAATCATCACGGGTTCGGGAAGTATACTAATGATCACATTCCACGGTTTTAAATCGTGGTGAACAAAACCATATAATGTTTGTGCTATAACAAGGGAACAAGACACCTGTAATACAATTTCCAAATAAGACTTGAGCGTGCAAGTTTTTAAAAATTCTTGGAGGGTTGGGCCTTTAATATACTCTTGTAAAACCGTTACCTCTTTGTAATCTTTAGTTTTATCAGAGCCGAGGTCGTGGTACTCTGGGGGTAGATAGGTTACGTTCGTCTCATCCCTGTAACCAAGCGTATACATAAAATTGGGACAAAATTTAAGGAGGTTGTTTATCACTTTTAAACCAACAAATGCTTCGTGAACAAATTCAATCTTCTTAATGGGGGTATATGTTCTTTTTCCGACGACATACTCCGCTCCAATCTGATATAAAATAACCCTGGTGGTTTTACTTTTAAAAATATGCTTAACTTCAACCCCAACCAGAGTTATTTCCCGGTCTGGTCGCAACGCCGACTCTATAAATTTTTCTAAGCCTTTAAGAGAACCATAATTTCTACCTACATTTTTAGGGAACAACCCAGTCGATTTTTTGAAAGTATTTTGCTGTTCTTGTATTAAGGTGTCATGTTCCATACTTGTTTGAAAGATTAATGGATCGATTTTAACCTTGTAGTCACCCATATCTTGGGCTAATCGAAACAGAGTTTTTTGAAGGTTGTCTAAAACACCTTTTTTGGCTAAAAATTTTTGATAAAATTTCAGGGCGTTTTGAGCTATTGTTTTGCATTTAGAATCGTTTTTAATGCACCAGTTGATTTGATCCATTAAATCTGAAAGATCTGACTTTATTGGAACGTAGTGAACATAGGGTTCTAACAAATCAGAAAACCACATTTTCCATTTTTCAACACTTTCAACCAGTAACACACAGCTACCCATACTCAATTCCAAAGACAATCTAAAGGCTGAAACGTGACCATCAACGTTAATTAAAAATTTATAATTACTCTGTTCTTCAGGGCTCAACTTACCCACCAAATTTAAATTTCCTACATCTGGAATTTGAAGGTATTTTGAGTCTTTATTTTTTCTTATTCTTAAATTCCAGTTTGTAATACCGACATCGAGCAAGTCTGGATGAAGGCGACCTAAATGCGCTAATTTTAGCCTTGTGTTGTTCTGGTCGTTGTAACCACAACCAGTGTTAGAACCTCTAAAAATAGCCACATTCTTTTTTGTGTCCCATTTGTGGTTAAATTTAAACGTATAATTTCGACATTTTAATGGAAAATATATACCTTCATCGGACTTTATTCGAGCCCAATCTTCGTGGGTTGGAATAGCCACATCGGCAAACCTATCGGAAGAACACATACTTAGGATAGGTGTGTACTTGTCAAATTTATATGATTTTAATGGAACATTTTCACCGTAGATATTATCATAGGGTTCTGTTCCATTTCTGGTCAATATAGGAAAGTCTCGTCTATTGACAAAGAACTCAATGTCTGGAAGGTCGCGTTCAGCACACAACTCTAAAAACATTGATTTGAGTTGAGCATAGTTAGTTTCCCCCTCGTTTATGGGGTTTTCATACCTCAATATACAATTGTTCGCGTACCAATAGCTAGAGTCAAAATTGACCCTATTCGGATTAAATTTATAATTTGTATTGTTTAGTTTGTTTGATAGGTCGTTGTGAACTTTAAAAAAGTTTTCCATGTTTTGAAATTTTGGATCTATTTTTATAAGGTCAGACCATTCATTAATAAACGTAGCTTTAGAAAATGGAATAAAAGACTGAAGTTGACCATCCTTAATCTTGATAAAAATACCCTTTTTAAATTTATGAAAAATATAATTAAAGGTATCTTCAACCTGAACTCTAGAAATATTTTTATATCCTTCAAAAGGTATAAAAGTATCAATATTTTTGAAAACATTTTGTGTTGAAATTTGTGGATCTTTTATACCTTTTTCCGTATTTGAAGACACTGAAATATTGAGAGCCTCCCAAAACTGTTCGGTGTCCCCAACCGTATAGTACATCTGTGAAAAGTTTTTATATCTAGGATTGGTTTGAACCATAGATTTTGAAACTTTATCACAGCTGGTAAAGTAATCGTAATTGAGTTGCATTTTATTTACTGCTTATTTTAAACCTTTTAAATAAAAAAGATTTCATTTTTCAGAGTGTGAATATATGTGATTTTTAATGCTTAAAAAAAGCATTAAAAATCCATTTTTACCATTATGGTTTGCTGATAAAATTAAGGAGGATTCCAACCAATAAATTAATAATTACCATTGCGATAACAAATTCCCAAAGGGTTAGATCTCCAATTTTTCTTTCCAGAATCATCGTTTATTAACTGGATAATTTATTAATTTTCTTCCTCGGACCCGTCATCCCCGCTCTCAGCACAATTTAGACCTAGTTCTTTTAATTCATTATCAATAACGTCATCTTCACCATTATCTTCTAAATTTAAATTTAATGGAAATTCATACCTT